ATGCCAAAAATATCAAAGCCGCTTAGCGATAAAGAAATCAAGTCGTTAAAGTCAGCTGAAAAGCCATATCGTAAAAGCGATGGTAGGAATTTATTTATTAAAGTTTTACCATCAAACAAAAAATTCTTTGAGCTTGAATATAAAAGCCCAACTACTTTAAAAATGAGGCGCCTAAGTCTTGGAGAGTACCCGCTCATTTCTTTAGCTGATGCTAGAGATAAAGCAAATGAGCTAAGAAAACAGATAAAAAACGGCATTGACCCTTTAGAAATAAAGCCAAAAGATAAGTTTATATTTCGTGATGTAGCGCTGGAGTTTTTAGATATTAAACAAACCACAAACTTGCAAAGAGAAAAAAGACGGCTTGAAATTTATATATTTCCTTTTATAGGCGGTATGGATATAAGAGAAATTAAGGCAACTGATATTATAGACGTACTTAAAAGGATAGAAAAAATGGATAAAATGGAAACATTGAGCCGTGTTTTTATGTTGCTAAATCAAATTTATAAATCAGCTGCACACATCACACACAACATAATCGCCGATATAAACTACAGATATATCTTTAAAAAACAAAAAAAGCAAAATTACCCAACTATAACCGATCCAAAAGAAATACGGCTACTACTTCAAAATATAAGAGGTTACAAAGGTAGCATCCAAACAAAATACGCGCTAATACTTAGTCTTTACACCGCTATGAGACCTTTTAATATACGTAACGCGAAATGGGATGAAATCGACTTTAAAAACTCTCTTTGGGTTATAAGCGCCAATAAAATGAAGATGAAGAGGGATTTTGTATTACCGCTTGCAAGCCAGGTCATAAATTTATTAAAGGAGTATAGGGGTATAGTCAATAATAATTTTGTATTTGGGAGCAATATTTATAAAGATAGGGGAATGAGTGAAAATACCATAAATACGGCACTTAGAAGACTTGGCTATGAAAAAAACGAGATAGTAGCACATGGCTTTAGAGCTATGTTTTCTACTCAAGCTCATGAGCATACAAGCGAACATGCCCAATCAAGTCTTATAATAGAGAGGTGCTTAGCCCACGCAGATGCTAACAAGATAAGGGCGATTTATAACCGCGCCGAAAATCTGAATGAAATGCGTATTTTAATGCAGTGGTGGGCTGATTTTTTGGATGGACTTTAAGATGTTTAGCAGAGGGAGAGCTTACGAGTTCCCCACTCTTTTTTTAAGCCGTTTTTCTTATGAGTGGATAACACCCCTAATCTTTCTAAGCTTGGGTAAATTCTTATCCAATAGATATCTATTACCGTGCAAAACGCATTTAATTCATCACTTGTCATCATTGCTCCTCACTGTTTTATAATTATAAAATATTTTTGCTTAAACACTATTTTATAGCACTTCGCTCTATAGCATCTTTCAAATCGGTTAGTTTATAAAATACGCTTTTTGGCGTTAAAGGGTACTTTTTTATCGTGCCGTTTTTTACTAACTTCCAAAGCGTGGTACTCCCTATACGTAGAAATGCCATTGCTTCTTGCGAGGTTAAATATACTTCTTCTGTATTTATATACTTTTTTTGCATCTCAACTCCTTTTTAAATTCCCATATCATCGATATCGCCATTTACGGCTAAGGCACCGCCATCATCTTTTAGTTCATCGCTCTTTGCATCTTTTGTATCTTGCGATATCTTATATTCTACTTTTAAAAGAGAAAGCTTATACCCACAAGCTGGGCATTTTGAGTAATTAGCAGGTGTTCTGCATTCGCATTTTTTACATATTTTATAATTTCTCATTTTTTACTCCTTGATCATCCCAAAAATACACATTTAAAACAACAATCGCACGCAAAAGCGATATTTTTTAAAAACTCAGTCATCTTGTGTAACCTTTTTATATTTTTGCAATAGCCCTTTTTTTATTTTTGCTATCAAAGCTTTACGCTCTTTTGAACTTAAATTTTGATAAATCATACTAGCTTCGTCAATGTCTAAATCGTAATATTCAGAAAACAATATTATTTCGTTGCTAGCTTTCATAGATTCAAATACAACGATAACAGCATATACGGCAATGCCAAACAAAACAATAGCGATTATCTCTCCGGTTTCCATTTTTTAGTCCTTTAAATTTTCAATCAAAACATCTAAATAATGCCTTGCTTTTTTCAAATCTTCTAAGCCATTTTTGTCTTTGTAGCGGCAAACATATTTGATTATATTGCCTTCGCAAAAATCAAGTTTATTTTTTGTAATAAACTCCAACGGTTGGATAGCCATTTTTTTGTAGTGGTCGCCGCCAACCTCTTCATCAAGGCAAGGTTTAGTTTTTTCTAATTCAAAGTCGCTTATATTTACTATATTCACACTAACGCCTTTATCAAGTTCTCAACTCTTTTTGGCGTTTGCTTATACCAAAGAGAGTTTTTTAGGTTTGCTTTTGCTAGTTCGTAATTGCCATTTTTTATATATTCTAAAGTATTTACAAAGCCCATCATCTTACGTGTGCCAAGCTGATAAGCCATTTCGATTATTGCGTCTTGAATGTTTTTAGGCTTAGTTTCTAGCCACGGCAAAAGAAAATTTACATCCCCTTCTAACCTTTCTAACTTCAAGCTTAGGATTTTATCTGCTATTTCTTCGCTCATCGGTTCGATAAAGCCACCATTAAACTCCAGCTCATCATCTTCTAAGGCCGATACCAAAAAGCCATAACCCACTGTGTCCTTACCAAGACTATCTTTATAAACTCTATCTCTAAATCCTTCGTTTAATTTTATGTTATCTTTTAAACTCATTTTAATTCCTTTTTTGGTTGTCTTTTAATACTTCTAACTTAGCTTTAACGTCTTTTATCTCATCTTTTAAAAATTCGCTCATTTTTTTACTCCTTTGGTAGTCTTGCACCAAGCTCATAAATAGGCGTTGAGGATTTGCCAAAAAATTGTTCTATTTTATGTCTAGTCGTAGATATTCTCCATACACCAGCAGTATCGCAATACTCAAAATACCATAAGCAATCGTTGATATTTATGCAATATCTGTCGGTTTGGTCAATAAATGCTCGACCATTACCATAAAAATAATACATATCACCTATAATTTCATTTATCTCTCTTATAAAATGCGTCGTAATAGCTTCGCCTTCGCAATAATCTTTATTTATTATTTTATCCCCGACTTTAAATTTCGGCTCTAGTTTTGGTCTTCCTGTTGGTTTTATGCGGTAAATATTTATATCCCAATCCCATGCAGGTATTTTAGTATCCCTCCAAGGAGTTTTATCATCTTCATTAAACTCTTTAGCATTTACCCACTGTATCTCTTCGCCTCTTTCATAAGCCTCCATAACGTTAATCATCTCTTTAGTTGTCATTTTCTATCCTTTAAATTTCCAATCAAAATATCTAGGTAGTGCCTTGCCTTGAGCAAATCTTCTAAGCCGTTTTTGTCTTTGTAGCGGCAAACATATTTGATTATATTGCCTTCGCAAAAATCAAGTTTATTTTTTGTAATAAACTCCAACGGTTGGATATCCATTTTTTGATAATGGTTACCGCCGATTTGTTTGTCTGTTATATGCTCAATTTCTGCTAAAGCTGTTTGTTCTTTCGCGTCTCTAATGTAGTCACTCATTTCACCCCTTTTCACGCTGTTAATAACAGTTTTTTAAATTTAATTCCCTTTTTCAAAGTCCTACGCCCATCTTCAAAATACGCAAGTTGCTTTTTAAGCATATGATCATATATACCAAAAATAGCTAATTGACTGTAATGTCCAGCTATTTGATCTAAGATTTCGTTATACTTCCAAATCTCTTTTTTGTCATATTTACTCCATCTTTGCTTGACAATTACCCGCATTTCGATACGTTTCCAGTGTTCAAGCTGGGTGCTAAGCCTTTGTTTATGATAAGTTGTTTCTTTGATATACTTATCATAAATAAAGACTTTTTTTATATTTTTATCTTTTAGATCATTTGCGTAATGAGTTGTTTTGTTTTCAGTCCAAATCTCACCTTCATTTATATCAGCTACAGCTTTTTTAAAGTTCTCTTTTGAGTTGCAAATATCATCATCTATTGTCATATCTTTAGCCAAGTCTGTATAAGCCGTTTTAAAACGATCTAAAAAAGCTTTTAGCACTTTATGAGTTTTAGGCAGTATCTCACGGCTGGGCTGATAAAGTCCAGCAAAAACCACCTCTACATAAGTGCCATAAGCTTTTTTATTTTTCTTACAAAGCTCATTTAAACTTTGAGAGTTTTCAAGCATAATCAGCGTATTTGTTAGGCTTTTGCCGCCGCGTTTAAAATTTATATAGCGTATTTTAAACGGGTATCTATTACGGCATTTTTTATCTAGCTCTGGGCTTAGTGCTGGATATTCTTTTGCAAATTTCTTTTTTGTGTATTCGTCTATGGTTTTGTTTCTAGATGTTAGCCTTAACCCCTCTTTGATCTCAAGCTTTGCTAAAAGCTTTAAAGCTCTCTTTTTTTCAACAATAAAGCAAAAAGTATCGATCCCCGTGTCTGCGACGATATCATAGATCTGATCGTTATTCAAAACACACACTCATTTAACGCTATCGCAATAATCTATTAAATCAATGCTGATCTCTTTTATCAGCTCATTATCATCGCTATTTACTGCCTCTCTTAGCTCATCCATTATCTCATCTATATCAGCTAGAATCTCTTTAGCTCTTGCAATTGCTTTATCAGCCACGCCATTTAATTTCATTTTAGCCCCTTAAAATAAAGTCTTTTGCGAACGCTCAAATAGTGCTAATTCGCAGTTTTTCTTAGCTGTGTTAAAATAGCTTGTCTTTAGCTCGATACCCACGCCCTTACGACCCATTTTTAAAGCTTGATAAACTTCACTCCCAATCCCTAAAAACGGCGTAAAAACAGTATCATTCTCATTAGTCCAAATCTGAATACAACGTTCTATAACTTGAAGCTGCAAAGGGCTTATATGTTTTTCGTCTTCAGTGTCTTTGCTACCACGTGCATTTAAGACTTTTGTTTCGTCTATATCAGTCCAAACAGGATCAGCATATCTCTCCCATACCTTGCGGCTTCCAGCGTTTAAGCTTCCTTTGCTAGGATCAAATTTAGCATCACTGCTTAGCTTGTCAGCTCCAGCGTAATACTCAAAACCCCCACTTACTGGCTCTTCGTTATCTCCATCTTTTCTAAATACAATGATAAAATCAGCTAAAGCTTGACGACAGCTACAAGCATCTTTAACTAAATTTCCATGAAGTAAAACGTGGGTTTTGTTTCGCATGGCTATTTTTGCCGCACTTTTATTTATGCAAATTTCACTATGAAAAATAAATCCAGTCTCGCAAAATAGCCTTATAAGCTCACCTCTAAAGTCTCTTATACCAGTTACGCCGTCTTTGCTAATAGTAGTAGCTATGTTTTGGCAATGCACTGCCATCATGCGACCTTTTTTAAGTACTCTTTTAAGCTCATAAGCTAGGAATTTAAAATGCTCTATAAACTCGCCTTTTTCTGAATTGCTCATATCTCTATCGCTATTTGAAAAAGTATAAAGTGCGTCAAATGGTGGGCTATATATGATAAATCCCATGCTATTATCTTCAAAGCCCTTTATAACCTCGCAACTATCACCATTATAAATAGCGTATTCATCTGTTATCTTTTGATCTAAAACTCTCATTTACATATCCTCTTTTATAAATTTAGGTAGTGTCATCTCTATCTTTGGCTCATAGCTTGTTTTTTGAACGCTTATAGCTTTGATCTCATCAAGGACTATATTTTTAGTCTCTTTTAAAACGCCCTCAATCATCGTATAAAACTCGCTCTCTTTTCTTTTTAAATTTAATATAACGTTAGCTTCTGCGTCACTTGTGACTATGTAACATTTAACGTCTTTTTTTTGTCCATATCTATATACACGCCTTAAACTTTGGAAAAAGCTCTCGAAACTATCGCTAAGACTTGCATAAATCACATTGCTACAATACTTTTGCCAATTCATACCAAAACCAGCTATTTTAGGTTTTGTGATTAAAACCTTGATTTTGCCATTTGCAAAGTCCATCATGGCTTTTGCTTTGTGTTCGTCGCTATCACTACCTTTTATCTCTACAGCGTCATTTATCAAGCTTGTTAAAAGTGAGCTTTCGTCGTTTAGCTCACACCAAACCAAAAAATTATCATTGCTAGAATTACAAATCTCAGCCACCTTTTTACATCTATCTTCTAGGCTATCACGTTTAGCACGTCTTCGCTCGTTTAAAGTCTCAGCTGCAACGCTAAAAAGAGTATCGTTAGGAGTGGAAGCTATTTCTATATGTTCTAAGCTTAGATTTGGTAGTTTAAATTTGGCATCTTCTTCTAAGCTATAGTCTAAATCACTTGGCTTAGTAAAAAACGCACTCCAGTTAGCTACAAACTCCCAAAATTTAGCTTTGCCATGACCCTTTAAACGCCATTTTGAGCTACTTGAGCTAACGCCTAAATCATGGATAAAATAGGTGCTAAGCATCTCGTAACCGCTCATAATGTTTAAAAAAGCCGTATGATTGCCAAGCTCAGTGTAATCATTTGGGCTAGGGGTCGCACTACAAGCAAGTTTATAAGGTGTACTTTTGAAGTTTTCAACTAATAGCTCCCTTGCTTTACTTGTGTAGCTTTTGATCCGTGAACTCTCATCAAGCACGATACCTACAAATTTACTAGCGTCGAACTTCTCTAACTTCTCATAATTTGTAATATTTATGCCATTTATCACGTCTGAATCATCTTCGCAAAACTTAACCTCATAGCCTAAATGCTCCTTAATCTCGCTTATGCTTTGGAATGCGACAGCTAAAGGGGCTACTATTAAAACCGGCTCATTTTCAGCTTCCCAAACCCTATAAGCCCACTCGCCTTGCATGAGTGTCTTACCGCTACCAGTCATCGCAAAAATAGCGAAATGACCCTTTTTAAGTGCTAGAGTGATGAGGTCTTTTTGATACTCAAACAAGCTCTTATTTAGATCATTTCTAGCTATATTTATACTTTTAAAATTAGCTATTCTTTTTTTAGATTTTAGAAAATTTTCATAGCTTAAATTTTGAGTTTTACTCATTTTATAATCCTTGATCTCTCATTATTTTTCTTATATTTTCAAATCCAGCATATACAGCTGGACTTTTAGCCTTGTTTTCAAAATCACTGGTGGCTATCTTTTTTCTTGCATTGCGTGGAGTGGGCTTTAAAAATGGATCAAAGACTATATTTTCTTTTATTTCTTGCACTTTAGCTTCTATTTTAGTTGGCAAAAATCCAATCCCTTTAAACTCTTTTGAGTGAAGCCGAAAAAAATCACGACAACGATCTAAAACTTGATCCTTGCTATGCTCGAACTCAAATTTAGCCACGATCGAATTAAACACAATCGTAAGCCTTGCATCATCGCAATCTACGCGCTCAATAAAGCGGTGCAAACCCTCACTAAGCCCAGCTTTCGCCAGTCTCATACCTAGCTTATAGCGTTCTATTTTGTCACTTACAGTCCCTAAATCCATCTATTAACTCCAAATAATAGAGGGATTGACGCTATCTACTATCTTGCCATCGCATTTTCTAGTAATGACACCATAAAAATCATCATAATGAGCGTCACTAAAATCAGCTTGTAAGCCCTTGATCACTCGCCCACGTCTAAAAGCAGTAATGATCTTGCCGTCTTTGCTCTCATTTACTTTGTAGCCGTGTTTTAAAAGAAAATCAGTTAAATTTGTCATGCTTTATCCTTTTTGTTTTCATTTTCTTTTGCTATAGCTCTAATGTCGATGCCGTACTTAAGCAGTGTATCCATAGCCTTAACGGTAAAATATCTACAAGCTAAGCTCTCACGGCTCAAGCCATGAGCCTTACAAAACTCATTCATGTTTTTAAAATCCGTATTTTTGATGATTAGGATATTTAAATCCCCTACATCGCATCTTAATCCGCCTTTTGGTCTTGCCATTTTTTATCCTTTTCCTTTTTAAATTTGATCAGATTATAAGCTTCCCAGCTCACCACACCAACCCCAAACCCAATGGCAAAATTTGCCATTATCACAATCATTAAGCTTAATCCTATACTCATTTTTATCCTTTTAAAATTCACTTTAAAAGCCCCTTTTTTAGGTATAATGCGACTGCGAAACTACATAAACCAAAAGGAGCTATCAAAATGAACGATGAAATTTTAAAAGAGTTGCAAAAACTCACAAAACTACAAGATGAAGCAAATCTTCAAAGAGAAAAACTAATGCGACTCTTTGAAGATAAACTAATACTAGAAATCCGAGCTATAAAAGAAGAGCTAAGGCAAAACTCTAGCAATACATCTAATTAAGCCTATACTTTATAGGCAAATTTGGCATTAGCTTAGTAAAGAATGCTAAGACTTCATCTACGTTTTGGCACTCTTTAAATGGCTCTAATGGCGTAAGCTCATCGCTTAAAAGCTTATGGCAAAGCTCCAAAAGCTCAATCCTATTTTTAAGCTTTGATATCTCACGCGGTATCTCGTATAAATCCATTTTCTACTCCTAACAATGAAAAATTAAATAACTCTTAAAATCCATAAAAGCCCCTTTTTAGGTATAATGTGACTGCGAAACTACATAAACCAAAAGGAGCTATCAAAATGAATAAAATCATCAAGGCGTTAAAAGACGAAAGCTTGAGCATTCAAGAATTAAGGCAATTAACGCTTAAACTAGCAAATAAGCTAAACTCTGAACTAAAAAAAAGAGATGATGAGATAAGCAAAATTAAATCATCTCTTACAAACAAAAATTTACTTTAAATCTTTTTAGCCTTTTTAAGCCTTTTAAAAAGGCAACTTTCTAACGCTTCCAAAGCTTCACGTACCTCATACTTTTTGTCATTTATCTTGTTTGATTTTTTGTCAAGCTTTTTATACTTGGCTTTTAGCCTAAGATATGTTTGTAACTCTGCATCCATTTTCTACTCCTAACAATGTAAATTTAAATAACTCATAAAATGCTATAATTCAAACCAAAAAAGGATTTTTATGCTTGAATTAATTTCTGTGATGGTTAGCTGTATTAGCGGTGGATTTAGTGTAGGCTTTTTGCTAGGATATATCAAAGCAAAAGCTAAATACTCACAAAACAGTCTAAAAAAGTTTAGATGTCTAAAACTCAAAAAACCAAATTGCCTAACACCGACCAAAACGGCACTCTTTGCCAACGAAAAACTAAAGCAAATCAACTGCAAACACTGCCAAAAAAATGGGATTTGCGATATTGATAATGAAGAGTGCTTTATATACGCAAACTTCAAAATTTAATGACGCCCAAATACATCGCCGATCACATATCCAATCACCGCACCAAACAACAAACACCAAATAACTATCACGATAATACTTGGCAATGTAATGCCTAGTGAATCCATTTTCTACTCCTAACAATGAAAAATTAAATAACTCATTTAAAGCTCTTTAAATCTATTTAAGATATAATTAAATAGATAACGGAATTATACAAACATTTTGTTTGTTTGTCAAGAGATTTTTTATAAAAATACATACAAAAAGTATGAAAAGGAATTAAAATGCGACAAATTGATGGTATATTAAATAACTTAAGAACTTTGACAAATGCCAAAACAGATAAAGAAATGTGTAAAATTTTAGAAATTCCCTATGGGACTTTTGATATTTGGAAAACTAGAGATAGCATTCCAGCTAAAAGATTATTTGAATTCTCAAAAAAACTTAATGTGAGTATCGAGCAACTAACTGGCGATGCTAGTGTGGATAATGCTATAAATTCTATTAAAAACGCACTAAATCCAGTAAAAGATACAATGAATAAACTATCTAATGCTGCAAAGCTACCAAATTTAAAACCAAATTTACACACACAGACAAAATTAAATTTTTATAATATGGAGGTAAGTGCTGGGTATGGAGTAAGCGATGATGACTATGAGGTAGTAAGTATCGATGCTGGGCGTGATGTATTAGGAGCTATATTTGCTATACCGCAATACAAAGAGCTTGATATGCTAAAAGTGAGAGGCGATAGCATGGAGCCGTTTGTCAAAGATGGCGAACATGTGATGATAAATCGCAATAGTGAGGCGAAAAACGGCGATGTAGTTATAGCTGTTATTGATGGTGACCGATATATAAAAAAGTTACTAAAGATACCAAATAAAGGGGTTAGGCTTACAAGCTTAAATGATTATTACCCAGATATTGAACTTTTAGGTGATGAGGTGGATAGACTTAAAATAATAGGCGTAGTGGTAGCAAAATATGACTTAAATTTAAAGCTATTTTAAAGATTAACAAGTAAATTTATAGGGTAATGGGGTAGTTAAATGAAAAAAGTTGTTTTGAGTATTTTGGTTGTGTTGTATGCTTGCTCTGCTTTTGGGCGAGACTACGAAGAAAAGGCACTTAGCGTAGCTAAGGGCGTATTGGATGTATCTTATGAATATTTTGGTGAAAGTTTTAAAAAGTGTTATGGAGGGGAATTTCCTACTATTGAGCAGATTATGAAAATTGAGTGCAATTTAGATAATGAGAGAAAAAAATACGCACCAAAAGTTCGTAAATTTATGAAAAAAGACGCAACTAATGATGATGCAAAAGAGTTTTTAATAGGTAATTTTGATAGTGCAGTTAGGTTGGCAATGATAAATATAAACAATGCTATGCTAAAAGGAAAAGACTTTGTTTTGGCGGCTAATGCTACATTACCAATGATTAAAATAGTAGAGGCTAAAGAGATAGAGCCAAATAAATTTGGCGTTAAATATGCTGTAACCAATTTCCAAGAAATGGCTAATATTTATGGAATAATGTATGATGGGATAGTTTATCTATCTTGTAAAGAAGGTAAATGTTACGTTGAACCAGAATATTAAAAAACTTTTTGCCTTACTTTTTGTTGCAGCATTTGGAGTCTTTGCTTATGGCGCCGACTTTGCCCAATCTAAAAAGCTATTACTCAAAAAAATATATTTTGATCATCGGATAACTTTTTATTGCTCAAATCCCTATGAGCTAAAATTTATAAACGGTAAAGAAAAAGCTTCAATAACGCAAGATGACAAATACTATACACCACGCAATCCAACTACTAAAAAAGGTAAAGAAAACGAACGAGCCAAAAGAGTAGAGTGGGAGCATATAATGCCAGCTGAAAACTTTGGCAGGCATTTGGAGTGTTGGAAAAATGGCGGCAGAAAGAACTGCAAAAGTGATCCGACATTCAAACAAATGGAAGCTGATATGCATAATCTAGCTCCAGCGATAGGCGAAATCAACGGCGACCGTTCAAATTATCGTTATGGCGCAAATTTGCCAAAAATAGGACAGTATGGAAATTGCGAATTTGAAGTAGATTTTGAAGCAAAGAGAGCATATCCAAAACAAGATATTAGAGGTGACATTGCAAGAGCTTATTTTTATATGAGAGACCAATACGGCATAAATTTATCAAATCAGGAACGGAGATTAATGGAAGTTTGGGATAAACAAGATCCAACAGATGAATGGGAGCGCATAAAAAATCAAAGAGTTTATGAGCTACAAGGGAATAAAAACAAATTTATAAAATAAGGGGTTATTATGAAAAAAATTCTTTTAGGAATTGTTGTTGCAATTTTTGCAATATCTGCTTATGGCGTTGATTGTTCGGTTCGCAAAACGTGTAAACAAATGAGTTCATGCGCTGAAGCTTACGAGTATTTAAACAAGTGTGGACATACAAGACTAGATAGAGATAGAGACGGCGTGCCATGCGAGAGTATATGTAGATAAAATAAATAATTAAGGATTAAAAATGAACCAACATGCTTTTTTTGATGATTTTATTTTGATGTGGCTATATAAAAAAGGTGGCACTGTTAGTACAAATAGTATAGAACAGCTATTCGGTAATGATAATGAAGATTTACAAAACGTGAATAATGTTATATCAAATAGATTTAGAAAAACATCTTATATTTATTGCGGATTAATGAAATATGATGAGAATAAGTCTACTTTGACGATTACAGATAAAGGCGAATTGTTTATAGAGTATAAATATAAAGGTAAAAGAAAATTTAGCCATAATGTTGGTAAACTAAGAAAAAAGAGGAAGTAATTACGGAAAGTTCAACGTCGCAAAACACTATAAAAATCAAAACAGTAGAAGATCTATATTAGTATTTTGTAGAAGTTAAAGAAAATAGAATATCAATTGATAGATTATATATGATGAAGTGGGGGACTAGGATCCCCTTTAATTTCAACTTGAATTATATCGCATTTAGCTTTAAAGTATATCTAAAAGATTATAGAAATTAAAAAAAAGCAAACTCCGACACTTTTGCCGTGATACTAAAGCTTAATCTCCGATTAAAACGCCAGATACAAGCGTCCCAACCAAACCACGCCCAAACGCTTAATGCGTAGATATCTAAGCCATATCACAATCTAAGCTTTAATGTTATTAAAAGCAATTCATCTCTTAATTGTGCGAGCAATTAAAGGTCTTTTTATGCAAGTAAAAAGAACTCTTTAATAGCTCATTAAAATCTTAAATTTAAATCTATAAAACTTTTATTTTCTTTGTTACTCTTATATAAATCATAGGCTAAATGATAAAAAAAGTTATCACTCAAAGCATAAAAAAACGAAGTATCATCTAAAACTATAAAGGTACTTCCCAGCTGATTTTTATCCACTGCAGGGCGAATCCGCGAAAAAAAGAGAGTTTTAAGAAAACTTAAGGGGGTTCGTTTTCGTTTTCAAGGTATTTTGATAGGATTTTTAGTGCTTAAATTTGCTTTGAAACTTAAATTATAAAACTTAAAGCTATTAAAATATGATTATATAAGTATTTAAAGCATAAAAAATATTAAAAAATAGATCTAAACTTAAACAGTTTTTTAGTATAATTTAGCTATGATTTTCTTATGGGAAAAATCATAGATATATTTGCATCAGCTATATTTATAAAGCCTAGAATTACGCTTACACAATGGAGCGAGTCAAAGAGAATTCTAAGCCGTGAAAGCTCAAGTAATTATGGACGCTTTAAAGCCTTTAGCTACCAACGTGAACCGATGGATACTATAAGTAATCCAAAAAACCGTAAAATAGTACTTCTTTGGGCATCGCAACTCGGTAAAAGCGAGATGATAAATAATACTTTAGGATACTTCATTGACCAGGAGCCAAGCACGATTCTTTTTATGCTCCCAAACGAGATAGACGCAGAAGACTACTCAAAACGCCGCTTAGCTCCGATGTTTAGAGATTGTGACGACCTAAACAAGCTAATAAACGCAAACGACGCAAATAATACTATACTCATAAAGAACTTCAAAGGTGGCAATCTTGCATTAGTAGGCAGTAATTCAGTATCAAAACTAGCAAGTAAGCCTATAAAGGTCCTCCTGGTCGATGAGGCGGATAGATGTGAAAAAACAAAAGAGGGGGATAGCGTGAAACTAGCCGAAAAAAGAACGATCACATTTAGCGATCGTAAAATCATAATCAGTTCAACGCCAACGCTAAAAGGTAGCTCCCGCATAGAAAGCGAGTTTTTAAACTCAGATCAAAGGCACTTTTACGTAAAATGTCCGCATTGTGATTTTTCGCAAACACTTAAATTTGAACATATAGTTTGGGATAAAAAAGAGGGCGGCGAACATGATTATGGATCTGTAAGGTATAAGTGCGCTGAGTGTGGTGCACTCTTAAGTGAGCAAGAAAAAAACGAAATGGTAAAGCGTGGCGAGTGGATAGCCAAAAATAGCACTGCCCAAACCATAGGATTTTTTTTAAATGCTCTATATAGTCCGTTTTTTACGCTTGTGGATATCGTGCGGGATTTTGTAGAGAGCAAAGATGATCAGGACAAACTCCAAACTTTCATAAACACCATAAAAGCCGAGAGTTTTGAGCCACCTAGCGTGACATTTGCCGATGATGACTTTTTGGAGCGTTTAGAGGCGTGGGACTCATCAAATATACCAGCCAAAGTCGAGTTTATCACAGCTGGAGCTGACATTCAAGATAATCGTATAGAGATAAACTTTATTGGCTGGGCTGATGGCTTTGAAGCTTTTAACATTGAATGGGTGCAAATTTGGGGTAATACTGACCAAGATGAGGTTTGGGCTAAAGCTTTCACTCAAATCCATCAAAAATTCACACGTGAAGACGGCAAAGAGCTAAGCATAAGCATAGGACTTATTGATAGTGGTTTTAGACCTGAGCGAGTTTATAAGTTTTGTAGTGCAAGTAAAAGGCTAGTAGCTACAAAAGGAGCTAGTGAAACAAGCACTAAGGCTGATTTTTTAGGTAAGCTAAAGATGATAAACAAATCTAAATTTATGAGTATAGGCACTTACAAAGGCAAAAATGAGCTTTTTAGACTTTTGAGCGTAAAAGAAGAAGGTGCAGGATACTGGCATTATTCGAGAAAATACACAAATCAGTTCTTTTTGCAGCTAACAGCTGAAAAGGTAGAAAAGGTAAAAAACGCAAGAGGTTATGACCAGCTAAGATGGAAAAAAATTAGAGATAGAAACGAAGCATTAGATATCAGCGTCTTAGCTCTAGCTGGAGCTAAAATCCTAAAAGCAAAAAAACGCAAAAGAATCATAAGGCAAGAGGAATCATAAAGCAGGGGCAAATGAAAAAGCTACACAACGCCATACTTGGCAAACGCACAAGATACGACCTATATATCAACATAGAAAAAGCTTCACATCTAGAGCAGCTGAGCGAAGCTATGGAAGTGAGTAAAAGCGAAGTGGCAGAGATAGCCATCGATCTACTATATATGCAAAAATCAAGCGTTATAAAAGCGTATTTATTAAGGCTTGAAGAGATAAAAAAAGAGCTAAAAGACAAAACACAAAGAACGCTAAATTTATTTGATTTTGATGAGGTGTGTTAATGACAGTAAGCACAAACGAACTAGCCGACTTCTTAGACATCACGCCGAGACGCGTGCAAGATTTAGAGGTTGAAAATGTTTTAACAAAAGTAGCAAGAAACGAGTGGGACCTAAAAGAGTGCTTTTTAAGATATCTTGATTACAAAGTAGATACAGCTACCGCAACATTTGGGCTAACTGAAGCAAGAGCTAAAAAAGAGTTTGCCGATGCGCAGCTCAAAGAATTAGCGCTAGCTGAAAAAAAAGAGCAAGTAATAAGCATAGATAAGCTCCAAAAAGAGTTGAGCGATATAGCCATAACTCTATCAAATCAGCTCTATAACATACCAAACCGCCTTAAAATGAATTTTGGATTAAGTGATGAGGTTTTAGCTAAACTTTGCGAACTGATAGAAGACACATTAACAGAGCTTAAAAGTTCAAAGACCTATAAGAGTCAAATAGGCACACCAAAACCTAAATCAAAGACTGCTAAGTCTTAAATTTGCACTTTCAGCCAAAAACTGCGATCTGTTTTTTGTGATTTTGTCTATAGACTCTATTAAGCTTTTAGGCAAAGTTATATTTATCCTTACTTTTTTATCTTCTACTAACGGCTCAGGTATGAAATCGCCGTCTTTTAAGGCACCTTCAACGTAACACGCAAAAGCATCTTTAAGATCGTTTATAGCTTCAATTTCATCTTTACCCCATCCAGCTATTAAGTTATTTTTGGTCAGATTTATATCTGAATACTCTGCGAAATAGTCGCCATCATCGAGCTTTTTAATGCTTATAGTATATGGTAAATTTAAGTAGTAGTTCAAATCTTTCATTTTTTTATCCTTTTATCTTTTCTAAGACTTGTAAAACATAAATCTCTTTTATAGGTTTGTGATAAGGTATGACTATACTATCATCAGCCTTTTTAAATTTATGATGTGAACCTTTTGTATGGTTTAGCTCCCAACCATCATTTAAAAGTAGCTTTTTAATATCTTCGAAACTTGCATTTTTTGGATTATTACTTAACTTTTTTATCAATTTATCTAAGCTACTCATTTAGCTACCTCTTTTATTTATACTTACTATTATACACACTTTTTATAAATAAGTCAATTCGTCTACATTGTATAACAAACAGGGGAAAAGGATATAAAATCACTCTATGACAACACAAGAAAGACTAGAGCTAATCGATCAGGCAATCGACAACGTTTTAACAAATTTACAAAATGGCATCGAGATAAAAGAGTATTACGTTGATAATCTAAAAATCTCAAAACGTAGTCCATTTGAGCTTATAAATGAGCTTAGAAAAATGAAAAAAGAGATAAAAAAAGATGCGAACAAGAATAAGCCAAAGCAAATTCACTACTATTTTTAAGGCAAAAAATGTTTAATTTGTTTAAATCGAAACCCGACATCACAAAAGCCATAAAGCCAAAACCAAAACGCCGCATAAGCTTTTTTAATTGGCGTAGTACAAATCCGAGCTTTGTAAAACAAAACGAAACCTATAAACTAGCCATAAATACAGATCCAGACAATGCAAACAAAATACTAAGAAGTCAAGCAAGAACCATAAGCGTTAGCAACTCACTAGCTAGTGGGTTCTTTGAGACCCTAACAAGCGAGATTTTAGGCGAGCAAGGATTAATCCTTGATGTCACAAGTGGTAATGCAACGCTAGATAAAAAAATAGAAAAAATGTTTTTTGATTGGGAGCTTGATTGTTGCCCTTATGGCATTTATGATTTTGAAGACATTGAAGAGATGGCAGTAATCGGATTCTACAGAGACGGCGAGGTATTTGCAAGACTTCACAAACAAGACGGCTTAAAAATTGAGCTAATAGATGCAAATCTAATTGACAACAACTACACAAACGAAGCTAAAAATATAAAATGTGGGATTGAGAGAGCCAAAGATAGTTTAACACCACTTTTTTATTATATTCGTAAAAGTGATAGAGAGCTTTTAAAAATCCCAGCTAGCGAGATGATACATATCAAAAAGCCACTTATCCCACAGCAATACCGTGGCATTTCAAAAATGGCAAGTTCTATTATAGACATAGAAGACAAAGACAGATTAAGAACAAGTGAGCTAGACCGTGCGACTTTAGCATCGAAAATCACGGGATTTTTTATCCGCAAAAATGATGATGGAGTTGATTTTGACGAAAACGGCAACGAACCAGCAACAAATGAATTGCCAATCCCAACAAAAGCCGAAGTAGGCAAAATGGGCGTAATCGATGAAGATATGGACGTTAAATTCGTTGAAAGTCACGCCCCAACAAATATAGAATACTATCTTAAAAGCACAGACAGAGAGGTAGCTAGGAGCTTAGGCGTTAGCTATCACACATACACCGGCGATTTAAGAGAGGTTAATTATAGCTCAATTCGGCAAGGAACTACAGCCGAACGCCGAAGCTTTAGAAGATTTCAAGGTTTTTTAAGGCGTAAATTTCACACGCCTATTTTTAAGGCGTGGTTAGAAGCTGAGCTTTTACGTGGCAATATTACACCAAACGAATACAAAAAAGTAGCTCCAAATTTTACCTTTAAACCTCAAGGTTGGGATTACATAGATCCAACAAAAGAAGTAAATGCAAATAAAACGGCAATCGACAGTGGTTTTAAAAGTATAACCGAAGTACTGCGCGAAAAAGGTATCGAACACGATAATTTTATAAGTGATCTAAACAAAGATTTAGAGATAGTAGAACTTTTAAGCAAAATCAAACAAATAAAGGAGATTAAGCCTTGAATATAGAAAATTTAGGCAACGTAGGAACGTTTAAAGCCGATGTTCTAAATAGCGGTGCTTTTGATGATGATAACAAAATAATAAGCTTTGTTGCACTTAGCAAAGACAATCTGCACAAAAGAGCTGATTTGTGGGGCGATGAGTATTATTTGAGCGTTGATACTAGTGGCGTGAGCTTTGAGGCTACAACGCTATATAAGGATCACGAGGTAAGCTTTGATAATGCAATCGGCAAAATCATAGAATCCAAATTTGAAAACGGCGTTTTTAAGGTTAAGGTTAAATTTGATGATGATATCAAAGATAGCAAGGAAGCTTATGCAAAGTATAAAGCTAGGCTTAGCGACAGTGTGAGCGTGGGATTTGGTGAGTATAAACTAAAAGAGCTTGAAAAAATAGATGGCATTCCACATTTTGAGATTTACGAAGGTAAGATTATGGAGCTTAGTGCCGTATGGCAAGGAGCAGACCCAAATGCAAAAACAGCTAAATTTAACAAACAAAAGGAGATTAAAAAAATGAGTGATGAGGTAGTAATGCAAAACGCAGAACAAACAAAGTCAAATGAAGTGCCAAACGATACGGCTGAGCTTGAAGCCCTAAAAGCAGAGCAAGGCAATATCATAGAGTTAGGTGAGCTTATGGGCATGGGTGAATTAGCACTAAGTGCTATCAAAAATGGCAAAACTTACAATGATTTTAAAGAAGAGGTAAAAATGAACAAAACAAACGACAAATACGAAACAGTACATTTCAGCAAAGAGCTAAGCAAAGATAGTAAAAAAGATTTTAGCTTAGCGAACGTTTTAAAAAGTACAGTTGATAACAGCATAGATCTGGGATATGAAAACAACTTCCAAGGCTCAAACGGTTTTAGTTTGCCAAGTGAGTTTATAGCTAAATTTGCAAGCATTAACACAACTTCAAACACTGCTATTATAGAAAACGCATATCGTGGTGATCTATTTATCGCTGATCTTAAAAAAGAGAGCGGAATTTTAAATAAACTTACTTGGCTTGAAAATCTAAGCTCAAATATTGATATTCCAAGAGATAACTCAAATATACAAGCTGAGTTTATAAATGAGGGTGCAAGTGCAACAGAGCAAAATACCAGCTTTGATACTATATCGCTGAGACCAAACACACTAAGCACGAAAGTGACAATCACTAGAAAAATGCTTTTAATGTCCAGCATTGACCTTGAAAATTACGTTTACACTCAAATGAGAACAGCAATCAGAAGAAAGTTAGAGGCTCAACTGTTTTATGGTAAAACAGTTATAAAAGGTATCTTTGAAACTAGTGGAGTGCCTAGCATAGAAGCATATTTAACAACTCCAACACTAGCTAAAACGCTTGAGTTTAGCTCGAAGCTATATGAAGAAGAGATTGATACGACTAACGTGAATTTCGTACTAAATGGAACATCTGCTAACGCACTAAGAGCCACAAGCAGAGAGAGCGGCACAGAGCGCAAATTACTAGAAGGCAATGACTTGCAAGGATATACTATTTTACAAAGTTTTGCGATGAAAAACGGAGATATAATCTTCGGTGATTTTAGTAAGATTTTTGCTGGAAGCTTTGGAAGCCTTGAAGTGATGCCGCGCCTAGTAGCTGGCGGAAGCATAGAGATAGAAGCTTTCTTTGAAGTAGACATGAAGCTAGCTAAAGAGAATGCATTTGTTGTATCAAAAACAAGCGCAGCATAAGGGTACCCCACATAAGCGGGGCTTTGCGTTTGCAAACTTTAGCAGATTCTTAATCTGTGTTAAAAGTTTATAAAAATAAAAAAAGGAATTTACAAAATGAAATACAAAATCAACTATAACCAGCTAATAGCTGGAAAACACTATAAAGAAAATAGCGCGATTGAATTTGACGCTGGAACAGATCGAAATTTTATAGCTAGACTTATAACTATAAAAGCGATTGAAGAGATCAAAGAGCCTAAATCAGAAGTCAAAAAAGACAAACCAACTAAAAACGACAAAGAAAAAGCAAATGATACCAATCAATCTACTCAAGAATGATTTAAACAACATTTTCCAAACTGGAAACACTTCAATTTTACAAGATGGTAGCCAAGTGAGAGGCTACCTAAACAAAAACACAAAGCTTTATTTTGATAATGGCTTGAGTGATGAGGTTATAACGTTTTTATGCACGGCTGATTTAAGCGTAGGCGATTTTATAACAATTGATAGTATTGAATATGAAATTTACCGCATAGCCCGCGAAAACCAAGCATTAAACAGACTATTTTTAAGGTTGCATGATGATCCGTGAGCTAATAATCAAGGATTTAGAAACAGCACTAAAGCAAGTCGCTACTATATCTGTTTTTGAAATTTACAGCTTTAAAAGTCCAAATTTGCCAGTTATAATAATCCGTGATGAAGATGACAGCGTGGAAGTTGTCACAAGCGAAAATCTAAGACATGAGCTGAGTATTACGCTAAATTTAATCACAAAAAACTACGAGCAAAACGACAAGCTTATAAACGATACTTTAGCTATTTTAAAAGATTTCAAAAGCAAATTTATAAAAAAAGAGCTAGCAGGGGTGAATAAAAGCGATGTTGAATTAGGCGAGTTTTTGGGCGTAAGAACAAGCATAGAACTAAAGCTTACTTACATAACAGAGTTTTGGAGCAATTAATCATGATTACATTAGGCACGATTTGCGAAGTAGAAGTAAGTAAAAGCCTTGTTAAAGTAAATTATCAAGGAACTATAAGCAAATTTATACCGTATTTACAAAAGGCGAATAGTTTTAAACAAAGCTTTACGCCTCCACGCGTAGGCGAGCAAGTAATACTATATCAATGCTCAAACGGAAATTTTAAATTTTGCCAAGGTGCAATCTGCACTCAAGCGAACAAAGAGCCAAATGGGTCAAGCTCCACAAAAGAAATAACGCAATACGAAGACGGCACTATAGTTTCCTATGACATTGAAAATTCTACTATGGAAATCCTAAATCCAAAAACGCTAAATTTGAGCGTACAAAATAGTATAGATATAAAAGCAACTACAAGCGTAACCATAACCGCTCCACACATATTTATAAACGGAAATTTAAAAGTAAGCGGCGATATAACAGACAGTAGAGGCGACCTAACGGGTCACAGCCACATCGATAGCGACGGCGCTACTTCAAACCCAAGATAGTGTTTAAAATTCTGCGGGGTTAGCTTAATCTACATTGTACAACTATCGTTTTGAAAGATAATAAAATAAACATAAAAAAAGGAGCGAGAGTGTATCAAATCAGTATAAACGAAAGTCTAAAGCGTATAAGTACCACTAGCAAATATACTAAAACCTTACGCCCCGCTTTTGGACTTGATAAATATATAGATAAGCAGATGAGTTTAGAGAACTTATCTGCTTTAAAAGAAGATCTAATTGCGCAAATTACTACTTATGAACCGCGCATTAATATAGATAATATTAATTTTATTACAAAGGCAACGGGGATTGATATAGAGCTGCGTTACACAGTTGTAGATAGTGGCATAAAAAGCAGTACACTAATGGAGCTATAAAAAAAATGCTAGTACCAAATTTTATAAAGCCTTTTGATATCGAAGAAGTAAGAAATGAAATAATAGAGGAGTTTAAGCAAAAAAGCAACAAGTTAGATTATGTACCTTTAGTAGGCGATGATTATATAACTCTAATAGATATTTTTTTATACAAACTTAGCAAATTTATAGAAGCTACTAATGTAAAGATAGCAAATAATTATCTAAATTTTAGCGCTGGAGACTACCTTGATGAGCTTGTAGCCCTTATAGATATGAAGCGCCATGAAGAAGTTAAGCCTATAGCTACAGTTGAAATAAAGGTAAGCTCACCTACATTTTTACCAAAAGGCACTAAATTCACAGACCTTAAAGGTCATTTTGCGTATCTGCTTGAAGATGTAAATATAGGTGACGTTGCCGCCGTAAAAATAGAAGCAAACGAATATTTTAAAGAAAACTACGAAACTACCACGCTTGAAATAAATAATATATACGTAAAAGAGATTACTATGACTGAGCCATTTGGCGGTTTTAAAGCGCGTGAAAGCGACGAAGAGCTAAAAGAGCGCTTTAAACTTGCTTTGCATAGTTTTAGCACAGCAGGAAGCTTTAAGGCTTATAAATATTTGGTGCTTAGCGTAGAGGGCATAACAAAAACTAATGTATATCAAGCGAGTGCTGGAGTAGTACAAATCGTATATTTTAGCGAGTTTGATTTAGATATCGCGACAGGAAAAATCAAAGAAGCATTTAGCGAAAAAATACCTCTTACTGATCAAGTGCTTATCAAACCAGCTGCAAAAATAAATCTAAATTTGAATATAGAAATCACACTAAACCAAGATTATATGTTTGCTGAGGTTTTAAAAAACGCAACACTTAAGCTAAATGAGTATTTTAACTCTTTAGATATCGGCTTTACGCCACACAGCTCAAAAATAATAGAAGTAGCATTTGACGAAAATGTTAAAAGCGTAGAGATTAAAACGAGCATACCAGCTATAGACCGTGATAGTATCTTAATACTTGAAAACTTGCAAATCACAAAGGCGCTTAATGCTTAATCTCAAAGCTTATAACGATGTTTTGTTTAGAATAGATGAAGTGTTAAACCCTAAATTTGACAACATTTTAAAATTTGATGATAAGTTTTTTTATAAACAAAATGATCTAAACCGTGCGAGCCTAGCTGATATGTTTGATATAGAACCAAAAAGTAGAAGCATTGAAGAGACTAAAGAGCTGCTAAACGCTCCTTTAAAAACTTATTTTTTAGAAGGTACCTCGTATGCTATAAATAAAGCCTTAAGCACTTATTTTAGTTCGAGTTCAATAAAAGAGTGGTTTAACTATGACGGCGATCCGTATCACTTCAAAATTAACGTAATAATTGAAAATCAAGGTATAGATATATCGAGTTTAGATGAAATGGAAAAAATCATATACGCCTATAAAAATGTTAGAAGCGTACTTGATGGTTTTTTGATCGATTTAAACGCTAAAGTAGGGACAAGTTATATAGGCGCAAGTAGAATTGATGGAGAGTATATAGAGGTTTATCCGTATCAAACTCCAATTATTGATAAAAAAAGCACTCATTTTTTAGGTAGCTTAGTATCTTTTCACGAGTGGATAAATATAAATTTAAATATAAGGAATTTGAATGAATAACTATTACACAATTATTACCAACGCAGGTAAAAATGCACTTATAAGCGCCTTAGCAAATAAAAAAACAATAAACCTAAGCACTATGAGCGTGGGAGATGGGACCACTCCGCTTGATGCTACTTGGGGCGGTCTCCCCAGCGAAAAACATAGGTTTAATATTTCAGCAGTATACCCGCAAGAAAACGACCCAAATACGCTAATTTGTGAGGGGGTGATAACCGCAGACGTTGGAGGTTTTACGATTAATCAAGTAGCAATATATGATGAAAATAATAGTCTTTTTGCTATTTCGCAAGTACCACAAACCGTTAAGCCGTTGCTAAATGAGGGGGCATCAAAAGATATGATGATACGTTTTTATTTGGCAGTTTCAGACGCTAGTACTATAAGCATAAAAGTAGACAATAGCGTGGTTTTAGCCACTAGGGATTACGTAAACGATTCGCTTAAAAAATATGCTTTTTTAGAACATACCCACGACGTAAGATATGTCTTAAGGACTGATTTTGATAAAAATAGTAAAAAAATAACCTCCCAAAACGGCGTTATAGACTTGTCTTTGGGAAGATATTTTGTTTTAAACTTAAGCTCTGCAGTAACGCTTAGTGTTATAAATCCCCCCGATGAAGAAGCTTATGTATATTTCGTGGAGCTTATAAATGCAGGAAATTTTGTGGTTACTTGGCAAAGTGGCGTACAATGGAACAAAGACCAGGCTCCGGGATTTGAGGCTAATAAAGTAGATATTATAGGATTCTTGCAAACAGATAAACTGCGTGGCTTTAGAGTTGGCAAGAACATAGCAAGGTAGCCTAGAATGAACATAAAAAATCTATTATTAGCTATGGCAAATGATAGCTGGATGACTAGCGCAAACACTAGTTATACAACCAGCTGGAGCACCAGTTATTTAACAAACCTTTACACGGCGTACAGTGCTAGTAGGAATACGCAAAGCTATACCACTGCTTATACTTATATAAGCAAGACTTGGGTAACTAAATGGGCTATTGGTAAATTTACATGGATATCAGGGGGCTTGCCAACTTACTACATATACACCACAGACAGGGATAGCCAGGGAAATTGGATAGTAGATAGCTCTAAGCCGCAAAATCAATGGAACGCTTGGACTTCTAGGACTACAAGTACTAGCAAGAACAGTTCGTACCAAAAGCTTACTAGCTACGTAACTAGATATTACTCTTATAAGAGTTTAGGCAGCAGATACACTAGTCATATAACATCATCCGCGGCTAGTAGATTAACACAATGGGAGACGGAATAAAATGATATTAAATATTATATTTATGGGGGGGGGCCGGGACCACCTTCTAGGTAAAAAGCTATGGTAGGGTTAAAAGACCTGCTATTAGCTATGGCAAATGATAGCTGGATGACTAGTGCGAACACCAGCTATACAACTAGTTGGAGCACCAGCTATTTAACAAACCTTTACACGTCTTATAGCGTTAATAGAAGCACTGTTAAAGTAACAAAGCAAGAGACGTACAAAGCAGCCTGGACAACAACAGCTGGTAACACTCAGTGGTGGACGTGGACAAGAGGAAGTGATGGCAGCATCACAAATCACCACCTAACTACTGCAAGTAGGGCATTCCCTGATGGAGTTGGTTCTTCTAATGGTAGATATACAACCATTAGAAAATACTGGACAAACTATAACACTTCTTATATAACTAGCTACTACAGCACAGTAAAAGTAGGAAGTAGATATACAAGCCATATAACTAGCAATATTACTAGTAGAGTTACTAGCTGGGAAACAGAATAAAAAAAGGAAAAAAATGATAGATGAAAAACTAAGCGATAACGACGCATTTAACGAACGAACTGGAAATAAACTAAAAAGAGTAAATTTAGAGCATTTAGATAGATTAGAAGGGCTTATAAAAGCTAATAGCCCTTTTGGCGCTAGCTATGATGTTAATAGAACACAAGGACTAGACTTTTGCGAGCTAAGCTATACAGAAATATTTAAAAACGCTATATACCTAACTCCGCAAAATACAGAACTAGCCTATAAGATGGCATTTCTAGCAAAGATTAGCTACCTTGGAGACTTAGAAAAAGATAAACAAAATCTGCTAAATAAAATAGCATTTAAAGACAAATATAAAAGTGCAGAGCTTTGCGGAAATAAAATAAGTAGCGTCTGTTTTTTAAGTGGAAGTAACACCTTAAAAAGGACTATAAGCATAAGTGAATTAATTAAATGGGTACATTACGATGAAAATATGCTTATAAAACCACACCCCCTAACTGATGAAAAAGACTTAAACGAGCTTGGAGTGCTTTTAGGGAAAAACAGAGTTTTAAAGCCAGAAATATCTGCGTTTGATCTACTTAAAAATGCAAATAGAGTTTATAGCACAAGCTCAAGCGAGATTGGACTTTACGCTGCACTTATGGGCAAAGAAGTAGTGGATATAACAAACTTTGTAAACAACGATGAGACTGCGTACGCTCCACTTTATAGGTTTATAAACTATCCATATAACAAGGATTTAAGCGCCTTGATAAGCGTTTTAAGCAGTCCATTAAGTGGAGTGTTTTTCTACAACGATGAAAACTTAGAAGAGAAACTAAAGGAGTATTTTAAAGCCCTAAATGAGCTAAAAAATATAAACAAACCATACTCAAATATGGAGCTTAAAAAAAGATTAAAGGAGATAAAATAATGCAAAGATATTGCAGATTCAAAGATGGTAAATTCCTAAAATACACGGTTGCGCTCCCTTTTAGCGACGAATTGCACAGTTTTAGTGAGTTTACAGATTTTAACACACTAAAAGAAGCAGGGTACTATAAGTTTAAAGACGCAAATCCGGCATATGACCCCTACACGCAAAAAGAAGCTAGTGTGGAAATAATTAAGCTAAACGACGATGAATGCACCCTGAAATACACATATGCTAAATTGAGCGAAGCTGAGCAGATAGCTAAATTTGGGCAAGTTGTGGATCTAAACTTCTTAAAAGAAGTAAAGATAAGGGCGTTAAATGAAGCTATGGACGCAGTTTATAAAGCGTATTTAAAAAAATACCCTGAGATAGAGCAACAAAGCTTTACGCAAAAAGCGCAAGAGGCTTTTAAGGTGGTTGCCAATAACGCAGTAGCATTAAATGATACTCCATATCTTGCAAATCTAACAAACAACGATAAAGCAAAAAGGGATGAATTAGCTATAAATATAAATGCCAAAGTTGTCTATATAACTGCGCTAGAAGCGTTTGGAGTTGCAAAAAGAGATGAGATAAAAGCTGCCTCCAGCATTGCAAATTTAAATAAAATAAGCTTGGAGCTTCCGTAATGGCTAATTTTACAGGACTGTTAATAGTCGAAACGGATCTTAGTGGCTATTTTATTACGCAAAAACCTCTTATTTACATAGATAACAAGCTTATTATTAAAATTCCCAAAGGATTTAAATTTAATGGCGCAACAGTCCCAAAGTGGCTAAATTTATTAATACCTAAATTTGGATACAAGTACGATAGGAGCGTTTGCTTACACGACTATCTATACTTTGGTAAAAAGCTAAGTAGAAAAGATAGTGACAAGATTTTCTACAAAGCGATGAGGGCTGAAAAAGTAAATAGAAATCTAGCTTTTATAATCTATCTAGCCGTTAGGGTTTTTGGTAGGAAGAGTTGGGAAAAATAAAATGTTAGCATATTTTTTAAACGGAAATGACAAAGATTTTGTTAGCAGTATAATTAGCGCTAAAGAAGCTAAAGAGCTTATAGACAATGCTATAAAGCTCCTACAAAACGCCCCTTTAGACGAATATACTAAAGAGAGATTAACTCAGCTAGAGGAGCAGTTAAACTTAAAAGTACAAGAGCTAGAAACATCAGCGCAGCAATTAATAGCCAAAGACGGGGAATTAAGTGCTAAGATAGATAACCTAGATTTAACCATAAGCCCTGAAGAACTAGCGCAGCTTGAAGACTATCTCAAAAACCCGCCTATCTTAAACTCTATCCCAGCGCACGAGAGTTTTTACGTGCAAGGATATTGCTCTAGTAATAGTTATGTTAATTGGACTAACTTTAAGCTTTGGGATTTGGAAGGAAGAGAGTACAAAATTAAGCATTATGAAGCAGCTAGGTACTTTCCTGCTAAATACGTTAAGACGCAAAAAACAGTTTTAAGTACTAGCTTTACAGGAGAAGCAACGCTTATAAATCTAAACGACTATAAAGTAACGGGGGATGAGCTAATAGTAGTTATGACTTGCGTTCCACCTTACGCCACAGGGGATCCGATAGATGCTACAAAAGAGTTGCCTGGACTATACGCAAATGGCGGCTGGAACGGAGTTTGTTGGTACATAATGAATGAAGCTGCTAAGCCCCCTGTTAGTAAATTTACATACACTAGCAATAGAGGCGGGACTACAAACTACGCAGGGTATTATAAAAAAGGTTGTTTAAATTATGAAACTTGGGACGCGGTATCTGATTTAGCAGTTAGTCTGCTTAACGCAACGCCATACACTGGAACCATAGAACTCTCAAAACCGCTACCTAAATTTGTAAAAGGGAAAAAATGAACTACATTTACATTATCCTAGCGTGTTTGATAGCTGGGTTTGCGTACTATGTACAAGCTACAATCAATCAGCTTGAGCATGATAATACGGAACTAAGAACTAGCCTAAGCCACGCAATACAAGCCAATGAAAGCTACAGAGTGACACTAGAACAAGTACAGAATGATTACGCTAAAGGGCTTGAAGTCTTATCAAATGCGAGACAAGAAAAACAAAAGGAGGTTAGATATGTTACACAAATCAAAGAGAAAATTATCCATGATAATAACTCTACTTGCATTGACGCTATTAACGCTATTTATGCAAGGCTGCACAAACAAAGAGATAGTAATAAGCAAGCCATTAGAAATGAAAAAGATTAGTTTTATACCTGTTATAACCCAGCTTCCTATAATGGACTTTAACCGCACGGCTAAAACAGAGCAAGAAGCGGCAATTATGGCGTGGGATTTGTATAGTTATATAAAGGAGCTAGAACTAAGCTTACAAAGCGTAAAGGAAGTAAGATGATAGAGCTTGGAGCAGTAGCAGGATTCGCCGCTGTAGCCGAAAAGTTTGGAATAGTGGGGATACTTTTACTGATGATAATTTATCTTGTATGGAACGCTCATCATGATAAAAAGCAGTGTGAGTTAAAACTGCTTGATATAGTTAATAAGCTTGAAAATAACTTTGAAGCGATAAAAACTCAAATCGATGTTTCAAACCAAATTTTTAAAGAGACAATAGCATTTAACGAAAAGTTTAGAGATTACGTAAAAGATGAGATAAAAGACGTTAAAGCTAAGTTAGAAGTATTAAAAGACAACCAAAAAAGGAGTTAAAATGGCGAGTAAATTCGGCGTAAATGTTGAGCTATATAATGGCTCATTAAAACCTTATGATATAGAAAACAGCAGACCGATCGCAATCGTGGGCGATGATGACACTTTAGATGCTGGACTTTATATATATAGCACAATTGAAGACGCTTTAAAAAATGTAGGGGCTGGAAGTATTAAAAACGCCCTTGATGATTTTAATGCTACTGGTATTCACACTCAAATAATTTTAAGTGCTTTCAAGCCTAGTGCAAATGAAAACACAGAAACGAAAAAAACCGAAGATTTAGCTAGTGTCTTAAATGCTATTGATGCACTTAAAAAAGCAGAAGCCGAGATTATGGCAAAACCTAAATTTATACTAGCTCCAGAGTGCAATGACACTGGAGTTCACGAAAAGCTTAAGCAACTTGGTGAGTATCTAAGAGCCGTTTATGCAATAGAAATAAATGCTATAAATGAAACTGAAGCCCTAAAAGCGGTTAAAGATTTACAAACCAAAACAGCCATTATAAGCTTTCAAAAAGTTATAAGAGTTGATAAAGTAGTACGCCCAGCTAGTGCGTTTTTGATAGCACTTTATGCTAAAGTCATGAGTGAAACAGAATACGGCTTTAGCCAAACATACTCTAACCGTGTAATAGGTGGAATTACTGGTGTAGAACAAAAGGTCGAGTTTATCCAAGGCGTGGATTGTGAGGCTGATAGGCTTAGAAGTGAGGGCGTCACGTGTATAATAGCCGATAATGGCTTAAGAGCTTGGGGCGGGGAAACAAGAGATGAGGATTTTAACTCACTTCATACATATGTGATTTTTTATACGGCTATAGATACTATCTTTGAAGCTCAAAAAAGCGCAATAGATAAGCGTATGAGAGACGTACTCAAAAACGTTATAGATAGCTTAGAAGCATTTTATCGAAGACTAGTAGCAAATAACGTCGCGCTTGGCTTTAAAGCCACGGTACCACTAGATATAAATGATAATCAAACTATAGCAGAAGGGAAAATTTACATCAAACACGAAGTTCAAGAGATGCCACTGCTTAAAAATATTACAAATAGGATTTATAGAGTTGATGCGTATTCTCAAGTTCTAATCGAAGAACTATAAGAGGGTACCCCACATCAGTGGGGCTTTAGTGTTTGCTACTTTAGCTTAGCTTTGCTAAGCGTTAAAAGTAGATAAAAATAAAAAGGAGTAAAAAAAATGAGTAATATAACAGCTGGAGCGATTACAGGGGGTAACCTTTTCATTGGAGGTATTGGAATGTTTGGCGATTTGGTAAGCACTGAAATGCCAAAATTTGAGCATGAAACTATAGAAGCAAGTACAAACATAGGAAAATATGAGTTAGTGCTTCCTACACTTAAGCCTTTAAGTGCTAAATTTACTATAAGCAACGTAAATATGATATATTTTGACCTATTGCTTTTGAACAAAACGCAAAAGATCTATGTAAAAAATAACATATCTAGCATGAACGGAGTTGAAACAGGTGTGGTAGCCACTTTCGAGGGAAATTTAAAAATACTTGAAATGCCAAATTTCGAGATGAATAAAGAAGCTCAGATGAGCTTTGAGATGAGTTGTACCTTCGTCAAATATGAAGTAGATAAAAAAGCTGCGCTAGTTTACGACGCTCAAAACGGATTTTACGTAGTAGATGGCATCGACCAGTATGAAAAAATACGCAAAAATATAAACTAAGGAAAACAAAATGGAGCTAAATGAAGATGAGCTAAGGATTTTTAATATCGGACTTTTGGAAGATAAAAGAATGAAGCTGGGTAGTGTAAGAAGTGATATTTATTCACTAAAGTCAGAACTAACAGAAGCTTTAAATGAGCCTATGGATTTAAGGCAGTTTGAAACTATCACCAAAGAGATAATTTTAAAACTGAAGCTAAAAAATAAGCTAATTTTTGAAATAGAAAATTTAAAAAATTAAAGGATAAAAAATGCTTAAAAAAATAGAACCAGCCAAAGTCACTTTTAAATTTAGTGACGATCAAGAAGTAGTTTTATACGCCCCAACTCTAGCCCAAATAAGAGCGAGTGAAAAAGCCAAAGACGAAACAGAAAGATTAATAAGCTTACTAATTGATATGAGTAGAGGTGAGATGGATAAGGATTTTATCAACTCTTTGCCAGTGGCTGAGGTCGCAATGATAAGTGAGACCATAAGTGAGCTTGTAGGGATAGAAACAAAAAACTAGCTGAGGGTATAGCCTTAATCGGTTATACCCTACATTTTGGTTTTAATGAGATTTTATCTATGGATTTAAACGAATTTATAGATTATTTTGAGATAGCAAAAAGGATAAATGAGAGTTAAAAATTATTTATCAAATAGGTATTTTAAAGCGAATTTAAGTCCAGCAAAAGACATGATATCTAAAAAAGTATCATATTTTGCTTTAAATTTGGAGCTAAAATCTATACGCAAAATATTTAAAAGAGGTTTGAAAATGATATACACTATTTTAAAAAAAATAACAAAGCAAAATATAAAAATAGTTCCTATTAGTTCAAACACAAATCAACCTTTTTATTAAATTATTAAATTATAACATAAAAAAGGAAAATTATGGCAAATACTACCTTAACGTTTGGAGTTGATTTATCAGCGCTTGGCAGTGCGCTTAAAGAAATAGACAAACGCACTGACAAGCTAAGCGAGGATTTAAACAAAGGCGTAAACGATGCAGTTAAGGCATACAATAATGGGCTTAAACAACTATCTTTTATCAAAAATCCACTAAAAATAGAAGAAACCACATCCAAACTAAACCAGCTAAAAGCAGACATCAAAAAGGCAACAATAGCTAAGATTGATTTGAGATTAGATGAAGCAAAAAAGAAACTTGATGGCTTAAAATCCCAAATAATAGCTACCGTTGGATCGGTGATGGCGATATCTTCACCAGTAAAAATAGCTATTGATTTTGAAAAATCAATGGTAAACGTTAAAAAGCTAGTTGATTTTGACAGTGACAAAGAGTTTAAGAGCTTTTCAAACGATATCATAAAGCTAACAAGAGAAGTGCCTAAAACCATGAACGAACTAGCTGGGATTACATCTGAAGGTGCAAAGCTTGGAATAAAAAAAGATGAGCTGATAGATTATACAAAGCTAGTAGCTAAAATGAGCAATGCCTTTGAAATGAGTGCTGAAGAGACTGGCAAAAACATAGCAACGCTTAAAAATGTTTTTAAGATTGATAGTATAAAAGGCGTTGAAGAGCTAGGTGATATGATAAATACGGTAGCTGATAGCTTTAATACATCCGTACCACAGGTTATAGATCTTTTAACAAGCGTTGGATCTGCTGGTAAAATGATAAATTTAGGCACAAAAGAGGTCGCAAATTTAGGCGCTGCGATGACAAGCTTGGGCTTACAAAGTGGTGAGGCAGGAACTACTATGACAAAGGTATTTTCTGTATTAAGTGGTAGTGGTAATGCTACAGCTGAAGCTAAAGAAGCTTTTAAAGGGTTAGGCGTTGATATAGATGATATGAAAAAAGCATTCGAAAAAGACGGTCAAGGCACATTAATTAAATTCTTTGATCGCCTTAAAGGGTTTGATAGATATAAAAAGGCTGAGATTATAAAAGCACTTTTTGGGCAAGAACATATTAAAAACGTTAGTACATTAGTAGATGGCATGGATGAGTGGAAAAACATAATCAAGCTTACAAGCAACGAAGCAAATTATCTAAACTCAATCCAAAAAGAAGATGAAAGACAAAAAGAGAGCTTAAGCTACAAGCTCCAAATTCTAAAACAAAATTTTCAAGAATTAGGGCAAAGAGTAGGTGAGCTATTTTTACCAACTCTTAAAATGGTAACAGAAACTATAAGCAGTTTAGTAAATTTGATAAGCTCACTAGTTTCTACATTCCCAAATCTTACAAAATACATATTCACGACAGCAGTCGCATTTATAGCTTTAAGAACTGTAATTTTGGCTAAAAATATAGCAGTGGCATCATCAACGCTATTACTTGGTAATTATCAAAAAATACTCACTAAAATGCCGTTTTCTTGTGCTAATTTTAGCGGATCTCTAAAGCCTTGCATAGACAATCTCAAAAAGCTAAATTTAACCGCAATGCTAAGCTCACCTTTAACAATGCTTAAAGGCTTATTGTTGGGAGTGGCTGGAAGTATAAAAGTTTTAACCACTGCACTTTTTACCAATCCTTTTGGGCTTATAGCCCTTGGGATTGGTGTAGCTTTGTTTTTGGTTTGGAAGTTTTGGGATGGATTTAAGGCGTTATTTAGTGGTTTTGTAAGTGGATTTAGCACTATCAAAGGGGCTTTTTTATTAGCGTTTAGCCCGTTTGAACCAGTTTTAACAATGGTTAAAAACATCTTTGGGGGCTTTGGCGTTGTTTTAAGTCCAGTTATAGGCTGGTTTAAAGAGCTTTTTAGCCAAAGTGAGCTATCAAAAGAGAGTATGAGTGGATGGCAAAGCGTGGGCGAGGTCATCGGCAAGGTATTTGCTAGTATTTTTGGAGTGATTGCTACACTTATCACAGCTATTATTGGGGTTATCAGCTTGATTTTAGGTATCCCTGCTAGCTTTGAAGAAGCTATAAACAAAGTCAAAGCTATATGGAATAGTATAAAAGAAATTTGGGCTAAGATTTGGGGTGATGACGTAAATGCTACAGCTACAACAAATACAAACATCACACAAAGCACAGCTGGAAGCTTAGAGCCAGTCATCGCGAAAGAAAAAGCAATCATGCAAAACACCAAACAAAACCAAATCAACGACTATAAAACGTTAAATATTAATATGAATAATTCAAATGCCACGCCCGAACAAGTGGCTAAAGCTGTTCAAAATAATAGCTATAAATTTGAAGATATAGCTTGGAGGTAAAAAATGATAATACAAATAGACAAGTTCTTTTTTATGGTTAAAGACAATATCGAAAGCGTGACAAAAACACTTAGTATAAATTTAGATAAGCAAGATACTATAACCAAACCTATTTATACGCATTTAGGGGGCTATGAAGAGAGCTTAAGTTTTGAAGCAAATATACTCTTAAATGAACAAAGCAGATTTAAGGATTTTGAAAAGCTAGTAAAAGAGGTAAAACCACTTAAAATAAGCTGTTTTGATCTAGTAATCAGCGAATATATAGTTATAAATAGTCTTACACAAATAGCCAAAAACTTTATAAAAACACAGTATAACGGCGTAGCCTACTACGCTAAAACTTTAACAATAAGTGGCGTTTTGGTAAGTAAAGGAATGAAGATATGAGTGCTAAATTTGATGCTAAAGCAGTAAGCGCGATGTTTAAAAATGCACTTAATAGAACGCTTACAAAAATAGCAAAAGAGCAAAAAAAGATGCTAAGAGATGATATAAAAGTCAAAAACAAGCACTTACACGCTAAAAGACTTAAAAGAGTTAGAGCCAAACAAAACGACCTAAGCATCAAGCTCACATCCACCACGAAGTACATAACTCCTTTTATGCTTGAAAAAAGTGCAAGACCACACCCAAGTGGCTATTATGAACTAGAAAATAAAAGAGGTGGTAAATTTTACGGCACACGTAAAAAGGATGTAAGCGTAAGCGGGTGGAATATAGGGAAAGGTCGCATAAGTGGAAGGGCTTATTATTACGTTCAAAAAATATCAAACCTAGATGATGCGCTTTTAGCTTATACCGATAAACTAAAGCAAAAAGCAGAAAGTATATTTAACTTAGAGATTAAAAAGGATTGGAAATGACTTATTATATAGCCAAAGACGGCGATCAGCTTGATTTTATATGCTTTAAGGCGTATGGAACTTTAGATAAAGAAGTTTATGCCGAGTTTTTGAGAGAAAATGAACATCTTTTAAGCGATGAGCTAAAGGCTGGTGATACCGTAAATTTGCCTGATATAAATATAAAAAAAGATGATGAGGTAGCTTACTTATGGCAATAGCAGAGCTTAGAAAACCGATTATCAAAATACTATATAACGGAGTAGATAAAACCTCTTCTATGGACTGGATAAGCATAAGCATAGAAGACAATGAGGGCGACGAAGCTGATAAATGCAATATAAAGCTAAGGTGGGTTAATGCCAAACCACGCTTTAAAGATGAGATTATAATTTATGCTAATGGCTATTTTTTAGGAAGTTTTAAAATATCAGCTATTAAATTTGATTATAAAAAAAGCTTTGATATTGAGGCTATATCGGCTGATTTTATGAGTGGATTTAAAGATAAAAAAAACAGAACATTTGCAAATCAAAGCTACAAAAATATTATACTATCAATCGCAAATGAAAACGGCTATAAAACAAAGATAGATTTTATAAGAGCCGATGAAGTCGTCACGCTAGAACAACATGATAAAAGTGATGTGGCATTTTTGCAAAAGATAGCTACTGATCTTGATCTTACTTTTAGTGTGAAAAACAATACATTGATTTTGATAGACAAAAATAAAGAGAGTAACCGCATAAGCTACACTTTAAACGCTGATGAGTGCATAAGCCTAAGCTATGAACAAAAAGAAACCACAAACTATTCAAGCTGTGAAGTGACATACAGAGATAGCAAAACTGGGCTTGATGAGGTAGTCAAGGCTGGAAGTGGTACACCAGTTTTAAAGCTAGTAAGTATGCAAGAAGATAGAAACGAAGCTTTAAAACTAGCTCAAAGTAAGCTCCAAAAGCAAGGCAACGCAAATTTAAAAGGAAATTTGAGTATAATAGGGCGCCCATATTTTGCGGGAGCGTTTTTAAATTTGAGTATGGAAGATGGAAATAAGAAATTCATTATCAAAAAAGTAACCCACAAAATAGATAAATCTTGGATTAGCGATATTGAGTTTTTTTAGATTAATTTTTTACTGATTGTTTTACTGATTTAAAATTATATGATATTTTATAAACGCTGAAATTACCGAATTATAAAGATATATTTGTATCCGACTTTAGGCACCAGAGGGTTTTATAACTATTCATCATTTTTTCACATTTTTCCTTTCATTTTCTCTTATATTTTTCTCATATTCCTAATTCAAATTTAAATAATTAAATTTAGATAATTAAAATCCAAATTTAAACTCAAATTTGAATAATTTAAATTCAAGTTCAAATTCAAGTTCAAATTTAAGTTCAAATAATCAAATTTTAAATTTAAATAATTAAAATTCAAGTTCATATTAATAACACTATTTACACACCAACAATCACAAATTTATATTTTATATTACATTAAGCTTTTTCCAACCTAATTTTAGTTAAACTTTTAAAAAACATAGATAAATAGTTTAAATTTAATGTTTTTTATGATATTTAACTTATTATTGTTATTTTTTAAATTTAGATTGGAAAATAAATTTATTTTTATTATTTATAGCTATATTATATATAAAACAAATAATCCATTTTCAATAGTTTTAAATAGTTTTTTAAATTTATTTCTTATTTTAATTTCTAATTAAATTTCTTTTTAAATTTAATTAGATGATGAGTTTATTATGGTTTGCTAATGACAATATTTGTGTTGAAACCAGTAAAGCCATAGCATTTTTTAGAGATAGTACGTGTTTGCTAATGACAATATTTGTGTTGAAACTTTTATTCATATCCTCTTTTGTTTTTTTAATTTTTGTTTGCTAATGACAATATTTGTGTTGAAACCTAAAATCCTCAAGAACAGCTAGGTCAGTTGGTACTGTTTGCTAATGACAATATTTGTGTTGAAACCTAAAATCCTCAAGAACAGCTAGGTCAGTTGGTACTGTTTGCTAATGACAATATTTGTGTTGAAACCGTTGTTGTAAATTTAGTTGTTTGTTTAGACTTAAAGTTTGCTAATGACAATATTTGTGTTGAAACTTCTAAAAGTCGCTATTACCTCTTCATCTCTAACTGTTTGCTAATGACAATATTTGTGTTGAAACTTAGCAAATGGAGAGATAAAATTATTTTTACCCTAAGTTTGCTAATGACAATATTTGTGTTGAAACATGTCAGAGCATTTATAAAAGCCTAAATTAGGCTTGTTTGCTAATGACAATATTTGTGTTGAAACTCACGTTAAGCCTTCTATAAACGAGAATGAAATGGCGTTTGCTAATGACAATATTTGTGTTGAAACTTTATCCCAGCCATACCTTTCACATAAGGTAATGAGTTTGCTAATGACAATATTTGTGTTGAAACTTTTTGGTATGCGCTCACCCTCTTTTAAAAACTCCGTTTGCTAATGACAATATTTGTGTTGAAACATAGCAAATGAAGATAAAATTATTTTTACCCTAAAGCGTTTGCTAATGACAATATTTGTGTTGAAACTAAAATCCAACGTAATAAGGTAGCTTTGTTTCTACCGTTTGCTAATGACAATATTTGTGTTGAAACGATATCAAAACAAGATTATTGAAAAAGGAAATAGAAGTTTGCTAATGACAATATTTGTGTTGAAACTTTTATTTTCCAAAAATGGCAAGAAATACCATTAAAGTTTGCTAATGACAATATTTGTGTTGAAACATGATAACACTACTAAACCAGAAAAGCCAACTGATCGTTTGCTAATGACAATATTTGTGTTGAAACTCTGATCCTATTATTTTTGACGATTATAAAATTTCGTTTGCTAATGACAATATTTGTGTTGAAATAACAAATAGATTGGTTTTGCCGGTTGATATCGTATGTTTGCTAATGACAATATTTGTGTTGAAATAACAAATTGTCTTCTATATTTTTGCCCATAGCAGAGTTTGCTAATGACAATATTTGTGTTGAAATACAAAAAATGTACCGCTAGTGTCTATTAGGACCTCTGTTTGCTAATGACAATATTTGTGTTGAAACTTGTCGAATGCCTCTTCTACCACTTCTAAGTAACCAACTTGAAAATACACTTTATAAAAAAGCTGAAATTTATTAAACTATTTTTCAAATGGTAAATTAAAATAGTAAAAAATATAATTTTGAAAACTTAGGCAAGAGGTTATTTATATAAGATATATATAAGTATATATAGTATATAATAAAATAAAAAAGGATAAACTATGAAAAGCTACTGCTTGAAGTTAGATGATGACACATTTGCACAATTAAATCAAATCGTAAAAAATAGCAAAACAACTATGGCTGAATTTATCAGAAATGCACTAGATCAAAAATTAAAAGAAACCAAAGGTTCGCTATCATACAGGCTAACTACGCTTAGTTACTGCGATAAAAAAGAGAGCGACGAGATACTAGATAGTGTAAAACATCTAAACGACGACGAGTTAAAGATAGCCAAAAAAGAAACCATAAACTTATGAAGCTAGAAATCAACTATACCAAAGTTTCTATAAAGTTTTTTGACAAACACAAGGATATCAAAGACAAATTTATAACAAATATAGGTAAATTTATAAGTGGCGAGAGTGTAGATATCAAAGCCTTAAAAGGTATAGAAGAACCAAAACTCTACCGTATGCGTGTAGGTAAATTTAGAGTGGTATTTTGGATAAATGATAAAGGCGAACTAGTGATTATAAACGTTATAAATGCAGATAGCAGAGGTGGCATATATAAAGGGGTTTAGCACTCTTAACAACCATTATTATTTAAAATTTTTGGGCAATTAGTATCACAAAATATCAAATTTTATCTCAAGGCTTATTTGATATATGGGTAATAATAATCTGGGTGCAATACTTTAAGGATAAATGAGGTTTAAAGCTTAATATCTTTATACCTTGTATCAGTTTTGCCAGTGTAAGGCTTTGGGGAGCTAAAATCAAAATGGCAGTTAAGTCTCATTAAAATAATAACCAAAATAAAAAGAATAAAACTAAACATTTACAAGCCTTTTTTTAAAAAGTATAGCATAAAAGTATTAAATATGGTAAATCCTACTATAACCTTTGGAGTTGATTTAACGGCACTTGGTAATGCACTCAAAGAGATAGATAAACGCACCGACAAACTAAGCCAAAACCTAAATCAAGGGCTAAAGGACGCACAAAAAAGTTATAATAACCTACAATACATCAAAAACCCACTAAAAATAGAAGAAACCATAGCTAAACTCAACAAACTAAAAGCAGATATCAAAAAAGCCACAATAGCAAAATTTGATCTCAAAATAGATAATGCCAAAAAAGCTAGACGGGCTTAAATCCCAGATTATAGCTACTGTTGGATCAGTTGTTGTTTTAGCAACACCGATCAAAACGGCGATGGATTTATAACATATCCAAATAGTGCTAAGCAAACATATCCTTATAATACTTTTTTGGATATTGAAAAAGAGTTATCAAATGAGTTAAATTTACCACAAATGCAGATTAGAGCTAGTTTGCAGTATCTTTGGGATAATCACGCAAATGATGGAATGTTTAAAAACAAAAGAGATATTTACAATACTATCAAAATGCTTATAGGTTATCAAGATTATGCTGGAAATAGTTTCAAAAACCCAAATATGGCGTATATCGCTACTAAAACAAATGATAAAAGAATGTCTGATATGGTAATTAGTAGGGATAGTGCTGGAGTAACACATTTAAACAAAGATAAAAAAATGAGTGAAACTGATAAAAATATTTTTGATAGTAAGTCGGTGGTTGAGACACCCAAATCTCAACGTAAGCAACAAGTGCTCGGGGTGCAAATGAATACCAGCAAAGAGCATTATTCACCGACTAATAACAGCATTATACCCCAAAACTCTAAACAAGTAAAGCCTACTTCTGAAGCTGGTGATGATATGATAGCTATAACAAAGTTAAAAAATGAAATAGATGAGCTAAAAGCTACCAAACAAGGCGGTAAATATCTAAGCTCACAAGTCAAAGCTGAAGTAATAGATAAAAGCAATGAGTTAGGTAAGCTAATAGACGAAAGAATAAGTCAAGGCAAAAGTATAAATCAAACTCTAGTTAGTGAGTATAAAGCACAAATCCAACGTGCAAGATATCAAGCTAGTAAAGAAGCTAAGCCAACTAACGTACCAGTTAAAACAGAAGTAAAAACAGAACCCACTACCAATAAATATCTATCAGGTATAAAAGAGCTTGAAAAAGTAGATTATGATAGTCTTAATGCTCATCAAAAAGATATTTACGATGTTTTTGCAGGAAAAAAATCATCTACTATCTTAAAAGTTAGCGATATTGACGACTTAGCAACACTAGAGCAAGGAAATCGTAATGCTGGTGCTAGAAAGATAATGATAAAACACGCAGGGGTAGAAAAAACTGGAGGATTAAACGGCGATGAGCTTGTAAATATAGAGCAAACTCTGTTAAAAGGTAAGATAGATAATAATAATTTTGAAATGCGAAACGATAGCCTTAGATATGCGTATGATTATGAATATAAAGGCGTAAAATTGCACGTTGTAGTAGATGAGTTTAACGATGGTAAAAAGATTTTTGATTATTATAGTGATAGAAACTTTGTAGATTATGATGTAGCAGATGCCAAGCCACAACCGGGTTCATCTGCTACAAGTAGTATTATACCACAAAACATAGATAATATCAACCCAGCAAGTGAGGCTCAAAATTTCTTTAAAACCTTGAGCGAATATAATAATTTAAGAGACAATATCGCGAAAAATAATAAAAAAATAGATAACGAGCATTTTACTTTATCAAAGTCTATTCACAATGAAATAAATGGTAATTTAAGTAAAATATTTAATCTCGTAAAAGAGCGTGATATTGCAGCTAAATCAAGGTTAAAAAAACTAGAAACAATGTTTAAATTTAAAGGCGTTACAGGCAATGAAGCACTTAAAGATTATCTTGATGATCTAACACTTATGCATTTTAACAGTTTTAGCAAAGAAGAGCTAGATTTTATCAAACTAACTAAAGATAAAATCATAAAATCACAAGGAGATATCTTAGCAGGTGCTAACAAAGCACGTTCTTTCAGATATGGAAATTTAGATACGGCTGATGATTTAAAAAATAAAGTTTTTAAACTATTTAGTGATTTAAATATCAAAGCTAATAACTTTTTTGAATTAGAACCATTGCTTTTATCTCATAGTGCAAAAGAAAACGAGCTTAGACATATAGTAAGTCTTGATACGGTATCTAATGCGAGATTGGCTATGGAAAAAGAAGCCAACATAACTCCTATCAAAGAGTTTGGTACTAACTACGCAGAGTTTTACCACGACGGATCTAACGCTATTAAAAAGCTACTCATAGAAAAGCAAGGACAAGTAGCAGGAGCGTTTGAGAAAGAGGGATTAGGTGATATAGACTTAGTTTGGGGAGATGATAAAATAGGTCTTAATAAAATTCTCTCAAAACATTTAGATGATTTTTCAGAGTTTGAAGGTGTATCTAAATATGATAAACTAAATAATGCTCTAAATGAAATAATAAGTGCAGGTAAGCTAGTAGATAAAAACGGCGTTAAAACTATTTTTTACCATAAAGGGGACAAAGAGTTTAAAGTTGGTTTATCTAAAGGATTTAATGGTGTAGGTGATAATAGCTGGGTGATAACTGCGTGTGATAATACAGATAGATTAACTAGGGCAAGTGGTAAGACTTACGGCGATACCACTTTTACAGCTAAGCGACCCTTAGCTAACCCTAATATAGACATTATACCACAAAACACTAAATTTGACAATACTCCAACCTTTTTAAACAAATATCCTAAACTTATAGATGATCTAAAATGGGATAAAACGTTAAAGTTTAGCTCCGCTCCAAAAAGCAAAGAAGAACTAAAGGCTAGACAAGCGTTTTTAAATGAGTTTAAAATATTAAGCTCTAAAGAAAAAATAGATATAAAAATATGAAAAAAATATTCCAAATATGCTACTATTTTTTACTGACTTAAAATTTTTTGATATTCTGTAAGTACGGCTTTTTGGGATTATAAAGATATGTTTGTATCCGACTTTAGGCGGTCTGGATTTTGTTAAAAATGAAATGTTTTTATAACTATCCTTCATTTTCTCTTATATTTTTCTCATATTCTAATTTAAATTTAAATTATTAAATTTAGATAATCCAAATCCAAATTTAAACTCAAATTTGAATAATTTAAATTTGAGTTTTAATTCAAGTTCAAATTTAAATAATTAAATTTAGATAATTTAAATTTAAATTCAAATAATCAAATTTTAAATCTAAATAATTTAAATTTTAAATTTAAACTCAAAATTCATATTAATAACACTATTTACACACCAACAATCACAAATTTATATTTTATATTACATTAAGCTTTTTCCAACCTAATTTTAGTTAAACTTTTAAAAAACATAGATAAATAGTTTAAATTTAATGTTTTTTATGATATTTAACTTATTATTGTTATTTTTTAAATTTAGATTGGAAAATAAATTTATTTTTATTATTTATAGCTATATTATATATAAAACAAATAATCCATTTTCAATAGTTTTAAATAGTTTTTTAAATTTATTTCTTATTTTAATTTCTAATTAAATTTCTTTTTAAATTTAATTAGATGATGAGTTTATTATGGTTTGCTAATGACAATATTTGTGTTGAAACAAGCGTAGCACCAAAAGAAGCGTATGAAAGCATAGGTTTGCTAATGACAATATTTGTGTTGAAACTAACTAGTGGCAAATGGGCTAAGAGTTTTTATAAGTGTTTGCTAATGACAATATTTGTGTTAAAACTCTATCATTTTAAATTTCCTTTTTTTATTCTGTTTGTTTGCTAATGACAATATTTGTGTTGAAACTCGGACTTTTTAAATATTTTAAACAAAATGACTGAGTTTGCTAATGACAATATTTGTGTTGAAACAAGAAATGCTCAAATAACTTGTACATTTCTTTTAAGTTTGCTAATGACAATATTTGTGTTGAAACATAGAAAGATAAACTTTTGTAGGAGATACAAAATAGTTTGCTAATGACAAGATTTGTGTTGAAATAGGATAAAAAGCTATACAAGCAAAGCAAGACAACTTGTTTGCTAATGACAATATTTGTGTTGAAACTCTGTTATTTTATACTCTACCCCCGAGTAAAGAAATGTTTGCTAATGACAATATTTGTGTTGAAACTAACTAGTATCTATAAATGACTTCTTAAGTACTTTGTTTGCTAATGACAATATTTGTGTTGAAACTAACTAGTATCTATAAATGACTTCTTAAGTACTTTGTTTGCTAATGACAATATTTGTGTTGAAACTTTAATTTGCTTAAGAACATATTTACCGTATTATTTGTTTGCTAATGACAATATTTGTGTTGAAACCAAAAATACTCTTTGCACTCCTCTTTACTAAGCCCGTTTGCTAATGACAATATTTGTGTTGAAACCTGGAAAACTCCTCCGTCTTAAGCTTTACTTGTGCTGTTTGCTAATGACAATATTTGTGTTGAAACATCTTTACAAGCACGTCTCCCTCATATATTCTAATCCGTTTGCTAATGACAATATTTGTGTTGAAACAAAGGAGCAAGGGCTTGGAAATGGTTTAGCAATCTGTTTGCTAATGACAATATTTGTGTTGAAACGAATATAAAAGAATTGCTGAGTTTTTTTATAGGGCGTTTGCTAATGACAATATTTGTGTTGAAACTGATATTCAGTGACGTTCTAAGCGTTGTTGATACTGTTTGCTAATGACAATATTTGTGTTGAAACATAGCATTGTGATAGTGTTTCCTACGTTTAAAGGCGTTTGCTAATGACAAGATTTGTGTTGAAACCACATAACATAATAGCTGATATAAACTACAGATATAGTTTGCTAATGACAAGATTTGTGTTGAAACGAAAATAAGTTAGTTAAACATAATTTTAAAGAGTCTGTTTGCTAATGACAATATTTGTGTTGAAACTCAAATACCGCTTTGGATATATAGAAAAATTAACTTGTTTGCTAATGACAATATTTGTGTTGAAACCTAAGACTTACACCTGTTTTTGATACATTAGAAAACAGTTTGCTAATCACAAAGCTCGTTTAAAATCACATAAAGCTCCAAAGTAGCAACATTCAAAACGCTAAAAATGTAAGTGAGAAAAAAGCAGCTTCTGCGTGGAGAAGTGAGCCTTTTTATGGTAAAATACTTCCAGCAAACTTTGGGCTTCCGCCGTATCATTTTCGTTGCAGAACTGAGCTAGTACCAGTATGGATAGATGAAGAAGAGATCGACGGTGTAAAGATGAAAAATACAAGCCCATTAAGCAAAGATGAAGCAGTTAAGCACATAGACAAAACTGGCGTTGAGAGAGTTTGGAAAAAGAGCAATACACATATTTATGAGAAGCACGACACAGAGCCAAAGGATGTTGTAAAGGCTTTAAACTCTATAAATACAATGGCTAAAAATAAAAATAACAAATATATAAACGCTTTCAGTGATAATGGGTATTTTATAGTTTTTAATGGCAATGAGATAGTGACTTGTTTTAAACATAAAGATGGTAATAAAGCTACTTTTAATTATTTCAAAAACGCTTCAATATATGATAAAAAAGAGGTGATAAAATGGAAAATCGCAAACTTATTATAGAGTTTTTAGGCATAGAGTGGTTCATAGAAATACCAAACTATGATGATAAAGTAACAAAAGGCTTAGGGATTATAGCACCCATAACTTCAGTAAAAAATGGCAAGATAGCTCGTATATTTGATATCTTTGCCCCAGAAACTGAATGCATAGATAAGGCAAAAGAGCATAAAGAATTCTATGAGATCTGCGATTTTGAAGTACCACAAACTAATCATAAATTCACAGGCACTTTTATAGACGCTTTAGAATATATAAAAGATACCTTTAACAGGGGTACCCCACAAGTGGGGCTTTAGTAGAGCGTGGAGTTATGGGCTTAGCTCATAACGACTTTATGCAAATAATTTCAAAGACTGTTTAACATCATTTAAAACTTTATCTCTTATATCTTTTGCAAGGGCTGTTTTTGCCCTTGCAAGTCCTCCACCACTCATATAACTATTTAAAGCATTTTCTAGATACGGCTGAGCTTTAATGCCAGGGTGATTTACTTGCTTGGTGAATGCTTTTATGCCGTGCGAACTAGTCCGCCCATCACCGCCTACTAAAGCCCCACTTGTGGGGTACCCCGACCCATTCCACACTAGACCTTTTGCTTTTTTAGCTCTGATAATATGAGGCTTTGTCCCAAAATGCACAAATTTAGTAGTTTTTTAATAAAATGATTCGCATTAAAATCTTTTATAAGCTTATAGTGTCTTTAAAAGATACGCTAATGTTTTAAATAAGGTTGAAGACTAAGGGTCTTTTTTATACTTATGGGGATTGAGTTTATAATCAAGCCAAAAATACAAAGGGGATAAAACGATGATAGATATAAGTGGAACAGCTGCCTCTTTTATATTTACTATTGTGCCAATGATTAGAAATGTGCAAAAAATAATCCAAAGAAATTTTTTAACATCTTCCAT